TTTGTCAAGGACCATGTTTTAAATGAATTGATGGAAAGAATCTTGTTCTTGGAAAGAGAAAGGTCAAGTCTCCTGAATAAATTGAAAAATGCTAATAAAAGCTAAATGAATTGAGGCCGCCAACTCGCCTTGGCCGCCTGGATATTCTCGGGGAATGGCAACCGGTTTCCTCGGCCTTGTTTCGACTTTTGGGTCCCGCCTTTTCCGGCGGTCGCACCCGGTCCGCCAGTTGCGGGACTGGAACCAGTTCACAAACCCTTGGGCCTACAACCCCAGGGCCGAGGACTATCTCGGGATCCCGGCGGTCTGGACCTCGGTCCGGTTGATCGCCTCGACGATCGCCTCTCTCCCTCTCAAACTGTACCAACGGGACAACGACAACGGGCGGACCGCCCTGTCGGCCCGGGGCCATCCTGTCGCCGGGATTTTCGCCAGGCCAAACCCTTTCCAAACCGAGATTGAGATCCGAGAGGAACTCGTTTTCTCCGCCCTGGTTTACGGTTACGGATACGCCGAGATCTCCCACGACGAGCTAGGCCGGGCGGTTTCCCTGTCGCCGATCCCGTTCGCCGATGTCCAGGAGGATGAAAACTCGGTCACCGGGGAACGGGTTTGGAAAATCAACGAACACGACGGGACCGGTCGGACCAGGATCCTCCCCGATTCGTCTATGTTTTGTTTTTCCGGTTTCATGGGTAAGGGCCTTGGGGAAGTTTGCTCGAAGTCCCTGGAACTGACCAGGGCGGCCCAAGAATACGCCCAAGCAGTTTTCGAGAACGGGGCCCAACCTGGCGGGACCCTCTCGGTCCCTGGTGTCCTGAACTCCGAGGCCGCCGAACGGTTGCGGCGGGAATGGGAGCGAAGACATTCCGGGATTGGGAACTCGTTCCGCACGGCGATCCTCCAGGGCGGGGCGACCTACTCCTCGAACAACGGATCGAACCAAACCGCCCAGGCGGTCGAGATGAGGCAATTCCAGGTCGCCGAGTGTGCCAGGGTCTTCGGGATCCCGATCGGCAAACTCGTGGACGGTAACACCAATTCACCCGAGGCGACCCAAATCATTTTCCTCCAGGATTGCATTCGACCATACCTGGTTCGTTTCGAGGAACTATCCTCGAAAAAACTTCTCCTGGACGGCGAGAAAGTCTCCCTCTACTGGGAACACTCGATTGACGGGATCCTCCGGGCTGACATCGTCTCGAGGTTCAAGGCCTATTCCGTAGCGAAAAACTGGGGGATCATGTCTTCCAACGAGATTCGCAAATTAGAAAATATGCCAGCAATTGACGGCGGCGATACCTTTCTTTCGCCCGTTAATATGTCCCCCCTGGTCCCCGATCTCGGGGCCCCCGGGGCCAGGGCCCCGTCTTCCGAGTCCCCTCTCTCCGCCGAGATGTCGATCGACGAACCCACCCCAGGCGAGGACATCCTTCCGGGGGAGGGAGGGGTTCCTCCAATCCAACCGGCCGGGAAGGCCGCCGCCCAAGTCCCTGGCGGTTCGCCCGATGTCGCCTCAACCGCACTCAACGGGGCCCAAATCGCCTCCCTGGTCGAACTGGTGAACCAGGTCGGCCAAGGCCTTGTCCCCGCCGCCTCGGCGAAGGCGATCGCCTCCGCCTCGTTCCCGTTCCTGGCGGCCTCGATCATCAACTCGATTTTCGACCCGGTCCAGGTCCGACCGGTCGCCCAGGAGACAAACCCTTGACCCCGGAAGAAAACGGCTGGGACGGTTCGGTTTTGTTTGTCGGAGGTCCCAGGCGGTTACCCGTAGGGCCCGCCAGTCTCCCGCCGATACGGATTGAGGCCGACGACCTTTTCCCTCCTCCCCTGGCGGAATACCGCCAACGGGGAGTCCTGAAAACGGAACGACCGCCGGAGGTTTACCGATGCAACCCAAGGGGTTAGAAGTCCGAACCTTTACCTCGACCATTAAGGCCGAGGACGATGGTCGCCGCCTAGTTGGCTACGCCGCCAAGTTCGACTCTTTCTCGGAGGACCTTGGCGGGTTCGTCGAAGTTATCCGACCCGGGGCCTTCGCCAGGTCTCTGGACGGCGGGGCCGATGTCCGTTGTTTTGTTGAACACGACCAATCAAAACTACTCGGCCGGATGTCCTCGGGAACTCTCCGCCTCGTCGAGGACTCGATCGGCCTCCGGGTTGAGTGTGACCTACCCGAGGGGGTCAGCTACGCCGAGGATCTCCGCCGCCTCCTGGCCCGAGGCGACCTTAACCAATTCTCTTTTGGGTTCCGAACTCCGCCAGGCGGGGACGAGTGGGGGATCGTCTCCGACGAGGATCCCCGCCGGTTGCGGACCTTGCGGGCGATCGACCTGGTCGAGGTCTCCGCCGTCTCGATCCCCGCCTATGCGTCGACCGAGGCGGCCCTCCGATCACTCGCCCAGGCGGACGACGGGAAAAAACTTTTGAAACTCCGGGCGGAACTTCTCCGCCTGGATCTGGTTCGCCTTCGTTAGCCGGTTAAGTTCGCCGGTTAATGATCTCTAGTTCCCCCATTTTTGGAGTTTACCCAATGAGCATTGAAACCCGAAACAAGTTGATCTCCGACCACGCCGACATCCTGGCCCAACGGTCGGACACCCTGACCCAGGCCAACGAGATCGCCAAGCGGGCCGAGATGTCCCCCGAGGACATGGCGACCCTGGAGCAACTCGTCCAAACCATTCACAACCTCGACAGCCGCCTCGCCGCCCTCGAGGCCGAACTGGCCCAGGATCCCGCCGACGATGCGGCGGAGACGACCGACGAAACGGCCTCTAGGTCATTGCCAGCGGTTTCCGTCCGGAACCTCCAGGCCCCTCCCGTTGTTGTTCGCCAGGCCCCGAGACGGATCCAGTCCGCCCCGGCCTTTGTCTCCGACCTCAACGACACCAGGGCAAACCGGAACCGTGACCTCGCCTTCCGGGGTTGGGCCCTCGCCGGTTCCGGCCAGGTTCGCCCCGAGTTCGTCAAGGCCGCCCGTGAAATCGGGTTCGACCTCAACCAAAGGTCCCTCCGGATCCAACTCTCGACCAGGGCCCCGAAGTTCGCCGACTTTTCAACCCGGGCCTTGGCGACCCTTCCCGCCGCCTCGGGCGGTTGGACGGTCCCCCGTGATTTTGTTGAGCAACTAGAAAAGGCCTTGTTATACACTTGCCCAATCCGGGAGTTTGCCAAAGTAATTCGTACCGAGCGGGGAAACCCCTTGGAAATTCCGACGATGGACGACACCGCCTCAAGGGGTGAAATAGTCGGTGAAAACTTGGCCCACAACGAACTAGACCCGACCTTCAGCCAAAGGAACTTGGGGGCCTTCAAATACTCCTCAAAGATCGTTCGGATCTCAAACGAACTTCTTTCGGACTCGGCGGTAAATATCTCCGAGGTTGTGGGGACCGCATTGGGCGAAAGGATCGGGCGGATCCAGCTCGACCACTTCACCAACGGAGTTGGTGGGACCCAACCCTTTGGACTTACTCAAGGGGCCGGGCTTGGCTTAAGTTCCGCCGGTTCTGGTGTTATCTCGGTTGATGATCTTTTGAATTTAATTTCAAAAGTAGACTTGGCATATCGCCAAAACGCGGTCTTTATTATGAATGATGCGACCTTGATCGCCCTCCGAAAGTTGCGTTATGCAACAAGCGGAGAACCGATATTCAATGTCGACTATCGTCAAGACGGGGCCCCAACTCGTTTGTTCTCTTATCCGGTCATCGTGAATAACTCGATGCCAAATATTGGGAACGCAGGGAGAGCGGTCGTTTTTGGCGATATGTCGCAATTCTGGATTCGTGACTCCCTCGACATTGAAATCATGCAATCAATGGAACGATATTTTGAGTTTTCTCAAACCGGTTTCCTGGCGATTGCAAGGTCGGACTCAACGGTTATCAACCCTAACGGGATTAAGTATTTGACCTCAAATTAAAAAAAACGAGAAGCGGGGCCGGACAATTTTGACCGGCCTCGCCTTTTTATGGAGGTTCGCCATGCCATTTTTAGTTCGACTTTTGGAATCCGTTGTCAGTTCTGAAAAATGCTGGCAGTCTGGGGAGATTTACGAGTGCCAGTCCGAGGAGGATTCGGCAAGCATGATCGCCGCTAATTTGGCGGTCCTCGCCGACATTCAACCTGCCCAGGGTGTCCAAGAACCCGAACAACCCAAACCGGCGGAAGACGAGTTCGAGGCCAAGAAGGCCGCCCAACCAAAGGCGACAAAGTCCAAGGGGGCCTGATGCCAGTCCTCGAAAAGGTTTCCGGGCCGAGTGTGGAACCGGTCACCCTGGCCGAGGCCAAGGCCCATCTACGGATCGACTCAACCGACGAGGACACCCTTGTCGGTTATCTCGTCGCCGCCGCAAGGGAATACATCGAGGAGCAAACCCGCCTCTCCCTGGTTGCAACCCGTTGGCGTTATCGCCTGGAGGGGTTCCCCGAGGATAATGGAGACATCGAACTGCCTCGGCGGCCGATGATCCTTTCGACCAATGCAAATAAAAGCCTATCGTCTCCGGTTGTCCGTTATTGGCAGGGGACGGAAGTCGAGGAGATCTTTCTCCTCGACCAAACGGACGGCGACTTTCTCGCCGCCACGGGGACCCCGCCAACCGTCCGACTTTACAACGCCTGGTTTTGGCCCTTTCTGACAACCTGGCGGCCCCTACCGGTCGAGATCGAATATACCGCCGGTTATGGTGTCGACGGGACTAATGTCCCTCGCCCACTCAAATTGGCAATCCTTCTCCTGGTCGGTCATTGGTACATGAACAGGGAGGCGGCCTCAAATGAGGCGGGCCTACCGATCCCGTTCTCGGTCGAGAATATCCTCCGCCTTTGGGACTCCGGGGAGTACAAGTGAAACCGTCGGGCCAATACCGTCACCGGGTCGCCATCCTCAAACCGACGAGGACCGTCGACAGTTTTGGCCAGGATGTCCTCTCGTTTGCCGAACACTTCCAAACTTGGGCCTTGGTTGCCGGGAACGGCGGCGGGACCCAGGCGGTCGTCGGCCGGGGCCAGGTTACCTTTTCGCATACTGTCACCGTCCGGGATTGTTCCGAACTCGCCCAGGTCCAAGAGACCTGGCGGGTCAGGTTTAAAGGCCGGGACTTTGTTGTCTCCTCTATCGATCGCAACCCGGAGAAACCCCGGGAAGAGATCGTTTTCGCCTGTACTGAGGAGGTTCCCATCACATGAGTCGATCCGACTTTAGTCTGGCCCTCTCGGGCGACCAACAACTTTTGGAGAACCTGGCGGCGATCCAGGGCGGAAAGACCGCCATGTTAAAAAAGGCGGTCCGGGCCGCCGTCAAACCAATCCAGGCCGCCGTCAAGAAAAATGTCTGGCGGACCTCCGCCTCGAAGGGAAAATCGGTTTTCGCCAAGGGCGGGAACTCGGTTGGCTACTCGGTTTGGGGCGGACCCAGGGACAACGACGAGAGGGGCCTGTGGCATTTACACCGATCCAATCCCAAATATCGGGGGAAGAAAGGACTAGAAAATTCTTTCCTAATCGTCGGCCGAACTGGATCCCTTCGGAAATCAGTCACGACAAAAATCGTCGTCGGGAAAAAACAGTCTTTCCAGGTCACCGACTCCAAGGGCAACGCCAAGTGGAAGTCCCGAGGGTCCGGAAAGGTCAATGGTTTTGTCGGTCACAAACACCAACGAATCGTCGCCTTTTCGCCGTTCACTCGCCGCCTGGTAATGAATGACCCGGCCCGATATGCCCACCTAATCGAGGGCGGTCATGTCCTGAAAATCCGGGGCCAGGTTCGGGGTTATGTTCAACCTCGCCCGTATATGTCGATCGCCTTCCGTGAGACCAAACACCAGGCAAAAAACCTGGCGGCCGGGATCCTCAAGGTCGAGATCGAGACATATTGGAAGAGGCGGGGAATGTTGAGAAACGGGAGAAATATCTAATGTCCCTGGCGAAGGCCTTCCGCCAATACCTGGTCGGGGTTCCTGGTTTCTCGGCCAAGATCCCAGGGGGGATTTTCGCCGAGATCGCCCCGGCCTCGGCCGCCTCGACAACCTTTGGGGTTTATAGCGGGGTCGAGATCGTCGACCAATTCGACTTGGCCGGGCGGTCAATTTATAAGGTGGAGTCCTTCGACCTGACAGTCACCGCCAAGACTGTCGCCCAATGCGAGGAGGCCTTCCGCTGGATCCTCGACAAGTCCGGGCCAGGGAGTTGGTCGGGGGTGTCGGAGATCAAGGTCTTTTGGTGGAGGGTGACGACCTCGGGCCATGTTTCGGAGATCGTCCTCGACGGTTCCGACGAGTCGATCCGGCAAGTCCGAATGAGTTTGACCGGGGCCTTTTGTTTTATCTGACAATCCTTTGGAGTTCTGACCAATGCCAAACCCTCTTTTTTCGACCGGAACGATTGTAAAGATCGCCGAGGAAACCACGGCGGGAAGCGGAACCTATTCAACCGCCACAACTTTGGACAACCTCCGGGCAATTACCGGGAACTCCTGGACGATGTCCTTTTCGGATGTCACCTCCCTGGCCGACACCTACATCCGCCGCCGTCCGGCCCGCCTGGACAAGGGGACTGTGTCCTTTACCTTCACGGCGAACGACACCGCCCCGGCGACCAACCAACTGACTGACTTCCGATCCAAACTCCAGGGGCGGAAAAAGTACAAGATCACCGTCGACATCCAGGGGACGACCGCCGTTTTCGACGATACGACCCCATTGATCACCTTCGAGGGATATATCTCCTCGGTCGGGACCCCGTCGATCGCCAACGACGACAATGTTTTGAGTTACGAGGTCGGTTTCCAGGTTGATTGATTCTCAAAAGGGGTGGGCAATGTTGACAAAAGAAAACTTTCAACCTTTCGCCAGGTTGAAAAAGCGGACCGTTACTCTCCCCGATCTTGGCGGGGAGGTGACGGTCCGGGAACTTTCCGCCGGGGAGTTCCTGGAGTTCGGTCAAAAGTCGGCCTCGGCCTCCTCGGTCGCCGATAAGTCGGGGTTGATCCTTTGGCTTTTCGCCCGGTCGATCGTCGGCCAGGACGGGAAGAGATTATTTCAGGACGACGAGGCGGCAGTCCTGGGCGACTCGTTGACCAGGGGAGACTTTGAGAAGGTCCAGGCCGCCGTTTTCGACCTGAACGGGATGGCCCAAGAGACCGTCGAAAAAAACTAAGGTCGCCCGTCCGGCGGGCGGCCTTCGCCCTGGCTGGACACCTCGGGATGACAGTCGCCGAACTGTCGGAACGAATGGGGGCGGGCGAGTTGGTCGAATGGTTGGCCCTCCGGGGGATCGAACCTTGGGGCCCGTATCGGGAGGATGTCTTGGCGACTATGGGTTTTTCCTACGCCGTTGCGGGTCCTTCGGCCTCGGATCCCAAAAAGTTAATCGAAGGGATCCGCCTCCCCTGGTGGAAAGACCCAACCGCCGGGGACGGTGTCCAGGATCCGGAAAAACTTCGGGCCCTCCTGGTTTCTTGGGGTGGAAAACTCGAACCGAGGACCCAGTCCAATGGCTGAGAATGTCTCGACCCTGTCGATCGATGTCGGCCTCAACGCCGAAAAGGCGATGTCCGGACTCGGGAAACTCGGCGACAAGGTCGACGGTCTTGGGAAAACTGTCGCCAACTTTGGAAAGGCCGCCGTTGCCGGGGCCTTCACCTGGTTGGCGACCAAGGCGGTCGAGACCGCCGGAGAGTTCGCCAGGTTCGCCGACCAGTCCGACAAACTCGGGAAGTCCCTCGGGGCCATGTATGGCAACCTCTCCCGAGGCGGGGAGATTCTCGGCGGACTGTCCAAGATCTCAAGCACGACCGGAACAAATGTCGAATCCCTGGCTGGCTCGATGGAAAAACTTGCCGGGGCCGGGTTCGGCCTGGGGAAGTCCCTGGAGATCCTCCAGGGGGCCGGGGAACTCGATTGGTTATTTGGCGGGGGCGGCCAGGGTGTCGCCGAGATCTCCGGCGGGATCGCCAACCTCAATGGCCAGATGGTCGCCTCGGCCGACTTGTTTGACAAACTGAGGGCGAAGGGTGTCAACGCATACGACGACCTTGGGAAGGCGATCGGGACGACCGCCGACCAGGCGGAGCGGATGGTTAAGGCGGGCCGGGTTACTGGTTTCCAGGGGGCCCAGGCGATCGCCGCCTCTCTCCAGGGATCCGATGCAAAGTCAAAGCGGGCCGAGGCCGACACCATCTTGGGCCGCCTCGGGCAATTGGCCTCCCCGATCCAGTTCGCCCAGAAGATCGGCGACAAAATTTACACCGAGGAACTCGACGGACTCCGGTCGTTTGTCTCCGCCTTTTTCGCCCCGTTTGGGGCCGAGTCGAAAACCGTCAACGCCGGGAAGGTCGCCCTTGGCGGGGCTGCCAACGAGCGGGCCGAGATGATGAGGCAATTGACCGCCTACTTCGGCAAGGTCAACGAGGAACTCTCGAAGGCGGTCAAGTCTCCCCTGGACAAAATGCTCGACGAGTTCTCCAACCTAGACGCAAATATTCGCCTTTCAAATACCGACGAACGGTTCAAACAAACCGGCGACCTGGCGAAAAAACGCAAGGACCAACTAATCCAGGAGTTCGCTAAGGTCCCCCTAAACGCTTACGAGTCGTTGGCGAAAGAGGTCCTCGATGTCCGGGAACAGATCGACCAGGCCAGCAAGGGCGGGCAAAAACTCCTCGTCTTTGAACTCGAGAAAAAACTCAAGGACCTGGCCCCACGATATGAGACCGCCTTCGGGCCCATTGAAAAACTCGCCGAGAAGTTGCAGTTCGCCAAGGTCGACGCACAAAAGGCGGTCGACAAATT